CTTCCACCAAGTCCACTTAGTGTAGTTGTGGTGCCTAAAACGGTAAGGTTCCCATTGATGGTTGCATTTTGTGCAGTTATGCTGCCGGTGGTAAAAATGTTTTGAGCACCGAAGTTTGGTGATATCTTGGTGCCCTGAATTGCGGCCGAGGAGCTTACGCTGATATCAGCAATGGGTTGTGGAACAAATTTGGCACCATTCCAAACATACACGCTTCCAATTGTTGGAGTTCCCGGCATGACAGGATTTGTTTGTATCTTAGCTACTGTAGGATTTGGATAGGTGCCTGATAAATCGCCACCAGCAGTTAGGGCGGCCTCAAAAGAGCCAGGTACCCAAGCAATGCCATCCCATATCAGAACGTTGTTTATGGTGGGCGGGACTGAAGAGACGGGCCTTCCCTGAATGCCAATGACATAAGGGTTGTCACGGGTATTTCCTAGGTCGCCACCTAAACTGACTGCATTGAGGTTATTGACAGTATTTTCCAGGGCGCTTATTCTACCTACAACTGTGGTATAAATGCCGCCAGGCTGAACGCCCAATGTGCTTTCTATGGCGATAATAGCGTCTCTAAGGCGATTGACGACTATAGCTGAAACTGGGGAAAACAAATCGACCACAGTCATGAGATTTGCGGTCGTATCAATACTTTCCGGATAATTGGTGCCCATCTTGTCCTTATCTTACTTACATATGCCAAACTTTTAGCATAGTTGTGGAGCCCACCATGGATACACGTAAATTGACACAATTAGCCAATAGGTTTGAGAGAAAGTTGTCCCTGGCGCAACATACAGGTGATGAGCAGCCCAAATCCCAGCAGACTCTACAGCCTGGAGAAATCGAAAACATCCTCAAGGCCGCTAATCTTAGGCCCACACCAGAAATCTTAGCCCCCTATCTGAATGCAGCCCATGTTCCAGAAACCATGTCCATCGAAATTGGCATCAAAGTGGATCCGCATGATACCGTTGGGTTTGCAACAATTCCGCTGCATGCAGCTCTAGTGGCACTTCTAAACAGAACGTATGCTACCAAGATGTCAGCTGCCCTCAAGGCTTCCGGTAAAGCACCAGCAGAAACAATGTTTGTGACGTTCGCCAAGTTCTGACCCACCAGGAGGTGCCTAGATGTCGTTTCAAGCATTAGCGACTGCCTCCCAAAAGTATTTTCCCGAACTACAAATCAAATACAAAGATCAGTGCTGGCCCATGCTGCTGATTTGCAAATTGCTATTTTTCCTCCCCTCCTTCAAGAGACACACTACCACCATTGGCGACACTATTTATTTTCCCAGTCAGAAGTTTGTCAAGCTGCATCCAGTAACTTCCTATGTCGTTCTGCTTCACGAATTGGTGCATCTTCACGACCAAAGGAGAGTTGGCAAGCTGGCATTCATTACGTCATATCTGTTTCCGCAAGTTCTGGTGCCTATCTGTTTGCTCCTGATGTTTATAGTTAGCTGGAAGATTATGCTACCGCTTGCCCTATTGTGCACCCTGCCTATTCCAGCTGTGTTCAGAATGCATTGGGAGAAGAGAGCTTATCTGTCCTCTTTCTATGTACTGCAACTACTGGGCAACAGATTGCACTTCGACCCCCACCTCAAAATGCAAGAGGACGTTTTCCTCAAACATTTGCACGGCTTCTCATACTATGCACCTTGGCCATTCCACGATATCAACAAGCAATTTGATGCAGCATTAGACAAGGCAAAGTCAGGCAAGAGGCCCTTTCAAGACCAAGTATTCGACATGTTAGAGGATTTGTCCAACAAACTGTAATTGCCCGATATATAGCCCCTGCATGTTTTATGTGCTGGGAGGCGGATGAGCAACATTTTTGATGTCTGCGTAGTGGGTTTAGGGGTAGCGGGAACTTTTGCTTGCCTCAAAATAGCTAAGGATCACAAGAACACCAAGGTAATAGGTATCGAGATAGGAAGGGGCCCAGCTAAGCGCAGGCAGCAGTTGTTCGGCTGGCTTGGTTCTCTGCCTAGTTCAGATGGTAAGTTGTATCAGAATGACCTGTCTAAGGTTGCTGACATAACCGGCCTCCGTAGAGCTAAGAAGGCTCATACCTGGTTCAAGCACATCATGGAGCAGGTCAATGACTTCAAGGTCATCAAGGATCGTGCTCCTGTGGTAGCTTTGGAGAAGAAGATCAAGAAATTGGGATATGAAGTTTGTCTCAATGACTACATTCAGATGTATCCCAAAGAGATACACTCTTTATCCAAATATATGGCTGATACCATTGAACACGATAAGAACATCACTTTTAGTTTCGAGAATGAAGCCGTTAGAATATCCAAGCAGAAGAATGTCTTCATTGTGGCTACGGAGAAGCAAGAGTATCGCTGTAAGAAGCTGATTATTGCCGTGGGTCGTAGTGGCTGGCGCTGGGCTAAGTCCGTGTATAGCAACTTCGGCATCATTGATAGCAATGACATAGCTCGTTTTGGTATTCGCATTGAAGCTAATTCCAGTGTTATGAAGGACTTCAATCGCACCAACTGCTCCCTTATTAGAGGAGACGTGGAGATTGGGCCGTTCTCCTGGTTCGGCACCGTTATTCCAGAAGACCATAGCTTGGCTACTGACACTCAGGAGATAGAGATGGCCATCTCAGCCTTCCGCTCTAATGAGGCTCGCTGGAAAACGGATAAGGTGTCGTTTTCCTTGATTGGTAGCAGACCTTTCCCGAATAGAGGCGTGGAAGAAGCTGACAGAATTGGCCAGCTAACCTTTACCCTATCCAATGATCGCATCCTCAAAGAGAGAGTTTCTTCGCTCATGCATGGAAGAAGCAAAATATCCATCCTATCGGAATACGATTGGCTGAAGCCGACCATTGCAGAGCTGGCTACTGCTGTGCCAGAAATTGCCACCAAAGCTTACTTCCACGTGCCATGCATGATACCCACAGTGCCCAAGATCAATTTGGGGGACAATTTGGAGTCAGAAGTAGATGGAATGTTCTTGGTGGGCGAAAGTGCTGGGATCATGGGTATATTAGCAGCAGGATTGACAGGAATAGTGGCCGGAGATGCCGCCTGCAAATGAGGAACCATGCCCGACGATAAGAATATTGCTACCACAGATACTACCAGTATTCCCCTGACTGAGGAGTTCAAGGATCAAAACTACAAACACAGCCTAAGCAAAATTGATCACGACCTCTACAAAGAAGAGGATGACATTACCCTCCCCATCATCAGGATCAAACATGTCAGCCTGCCCAACAAAGGAGATCGCTGGAAGGTATTGGCTGATAGCAAAGTGGTATTTGTTTTGGAAGGCTCCAAGCTGACCAAAAAGGAAAGGGCCTTCCTGCATACAGTAGAGGGGATCAACTTCTTATTGAAACAGGCCAAGGCTGGCATCAAGTCCTTCAATGCCCTGAAAAAGGAATTGAAGAAGCACGCCCCTTGACTTTTCCACAGGCATCCCTAAGTTGCTAGTCGGAGATTTCCCCATGAACTACGTTTTTTACGTGGCCGACATTGAGACCACAGGGCTGGATAGCCACACCCACGATGTTATTGAGCTTTCGCTGTACCGCTTGGGAGCTGATCCCGAGGTAGCGCAAAAGACTTGGTGCTTCAAGCCACTCAATACCAAGGACATTGATCCTGGCTCATTGAAGATCAATGGCCATAAGTTGGAAGATTTGTTGCATCAGACCAAAGAAGGCCGAGAGCGCTATCTGGATCCTGTTCAGTCTCTAGTAGAGATTGAGAATTGGTTAGCAGACGACAACATGCAAGCCAAAGAGAGATTTTTGATTGGGCAGAATGTTTCCTTCGATAAGGACAGGTTAGAACAGCTATGGATCAAATGTGGCTTCAAGGATAGCTTTCCATTTGGTCGTAGGGTAATTGACACCATGATCATCGAGTTGTTCATAGACTACTGTAAAGGTGAGTTTGCGGAAGGATATAGCCTGGCCAACTTCGTCAAGAAGTATGGAGTCAAAAACGATAAGGCTCACACCGCAGCAGCAGACACCAAAGCTACCAAGGAAGTTTTCGAGAAGCAAGTCAAGTATTTCCAGTCATTGCTTTCTCACCATGCATGAAGATCCTTTACGCAGCTTCACATTACCATAACTCCGGTATTCAGTTATCTCGTTTTCTGAATGCAATGCAGGACACTGATCATACCATCAAGGTAGCGGCTTACAAGAGTTCCTCTCCCAAAGGACAAGCCATCGACTGGACATTAGATGCACTGCTCAACATCATCGAGCCACACAGGTTATCACTGGATGGAGACAATTTGTCGGTGTATCTGAAACAAGTGCAGTCCTGGGGCCCTGACTTGGTTATCAGTGATTTGGAGTATTTCACCAGCAAAGTGGCCAATGAACTGAACCTACCCTTGTGGCAGTACAGTTCCTATCTCATCAACTTCGCCATTTCCAGACAGGAAAGGAACTCCTTGGGTATTCACAGGAACTATTCAGAGATTGTAAAGCATGATGCTGCTCACTACAAAAGGGCCATCAATGTCATCGACAATTCGGATCGCAGTTTTGTGTGCTCCCACTTTGGAGATATTCAGAAACCACTTACGCTCAACAGCAATTTTCAGTGGGCCAGACCCTATCATGAAGTATCCAAGTATCACGTGCCATGTCAGCATTTCCTGACAGCTAGTTTGGTAGGAAAAAACAAGCGCATTTTGGCTGCTTTGAAGAAGTATCCTGACTGCGTAGCATTCACGGATGGTCTAGAACACTATGATAATCCGTCAATCAAGGATATAGGGATGAAGGACGAATACTACTGCAACCTCAAAAACTCAGTGTTCTTTGCCTGTCAGGGATATGCTAGTTTCCTGGCCGATGGGTTCTACAACGGCAAGCATTCACTCATCTTCCCCGACTATGAAGATGGTGAGGCTATCATCAGTAGCCAGTTGTCTCAATCGCTTGGAACAGGAAGCATTGTTTCCGGTTTGGATGACATCGCATCCATCACCCCTATGACCACACAACCTAGGTATTCCAATGACATCAAGTATCTACACCAGTACATCGAGGAGCTATGAAGTATTTAGCCGTTGATATCGGGAATGTTTTGTGCCACGTCAATTTCGACAAGTTTCTATGCCAACTGTCGGAGGCACTCAATATCACATTGGAAGATGCCAAGTACTTCCTCAATCGTAGTCAGAAGCTTCACGATCTGGGCTTGACTGTTATGGCAGATGAATTGCGCGACCACTTCAAGATCAAGTCGCCCGTTGTCATTGACAAGCTGCTACATACTTGGGACGGCAGTTTAGTCCCCGACCTGGATGTCCTCAACATGTGCAATCATTTGACAGAGCATCATGATCTGAAAGTGGCTTTGCTCTCCAATATTGGCATTGAGCACACCTCCCTAATGGAACAGATCTTGGAACATAATGGGTTCTTCCACAATGCCATCAAGCATTTTAGCTGCCAAGTGGGCGCGCGAAAACCATCCCTGCTCTTCTATCAGAGCTTCCTCATGGAGCACCCCGAGTTTCAAGGCTGCCTGTATATCGATGACATAGTGGATAACTTGGAAGCGGGCAAGAAGTTTGGCTTCCGATGCTACCACTTTGCTCTGGATAGTATGGACATTCAGGCAGAGCTACCCGAAGTGGAAAAGGCAATCCTGGACGAAAACGGCTAAACGACTGATATATAGGGGTTGTAGAGCCAAAACACAAGGAATATCAAATGACTTCTGAGAGCACCAAAAACAGGTTTCAACCACAGGGCCGCGTCAAAATTGTCAAGGGAAGCATCCTGACCCCAGAGATGGGCGGTCTTCGCTTTGTCCTCAACGTTGCCAACATGGCAGGCAAAGCAGAGGGCGATATTTACGCACTCTTCGACAAGAAGTGGCCAGCTGTCAAGAGGGAAGTCAAGGGAGCCTTCAACACTCGCACTGGCGCTTACAAGCTAGGTTCATTGGCTTGCACCACGGCAGTACAATCTGATGTATGGGTTGTCAGCCTCCTGTGCCAAGATGACAAGCAACAGACCGATGTAGTTGCTCTGGAAAAGTCCCTCAAGGAAGTGTGCAAATCGGCCAAGTATGAGAAGGCCAGCGTACACGTCTCTACTCTATTGACCGATGCCACCCCTGAGATGAGCGAACTCATCACCAAAGAATTGGTAGAGAATGGTGTCAGTGTGTACTTCTACGAAGAGGCCACTGGTGAGTAAGAAACTGACCATCATCAAGATCCTGTCAGAAGATCCCATCACCCAGCAAGACATTGAAAGGTGGAGGAAGATTTTCGAGGAGCACGCCATAACCGAAGAGGAAATGGTGCAAAGTGGCGAAGTTGATATCCAGCACCTTGATTTTTCTGAGGATGAACCGGCCATTACCTTTATCAAGGTCGGCAATGATGATTATCATCCCTCACCAGAAGATCTAGAAGCTTGGCGAGACATCTTTGAGGAAGCTGGGGAACGACCCCGACTTCAAGATCTTCACCCACTCAGGCGTTGAAATCCAACGTATCCCTATCGGCAAAATAGTCGCTGTTGAATAATCCAGCATACTGTAATGACCAAGCTCAAACCGGGCGACCAGGTTGAGTGCAGGATCAAGTCAGCTGCCATTGTTAGCCCCTATCACAGCTATGACGAGAGTAAGACCTTCGAGGTGATAGCCGTAGATAACGGTGGTTGTTATCTTTACGTGCCACATTACTACCTCGTCAAGGGCAGCGTTGTTCTGGACGCTTACCGTCGTAAGACGCTAAGTATCGACCCTAAGTTTTTGGGCGAGCAATTCGTCTACATCTTGGAGAACCTAATCGCCAACATTCATCAGCAAACGGATGGTGTTTTCTGCAAGGTGTGCAACGAGTTTTATCAGTTTGCTGAGCCCAATCGGAAGGATAAGACCTTCATCTGTTTCAGTTGCAGGGCCAACCCCTATCGATAAGCCTGCATTTTGGCATGGATGATTTGGAGAGTTTGATTTCCGAGCTAGCATCGGACGTAGGGAGTCTATTCGGCCGTAAAACGCCCGTTGCCCCTTCCAGGCACCAGACTACCCAAACGGGCCAAAGACAAGCTATACCTTCGCCTGGGGGCTTTACGGCCCCAATCCATGGCGATTGGCACAGCTCGGGCGGCTTTACCTACCAGCCTAACGCTACGCACCCTAAAGGCCACATGGGCGTTGACATGCGCTGCCAGGCAGGCACGCCAGTCTATCCTCTGGCTCCTGGGGTCGTCACCAATGTTGGAACCGATCCAGCTGGTGGCAATGTCGTCAATGTTCAGCATGCCAATGGCATCAGGACTTACTACGCCCACCTATCAGCTGCCA